GGACGTATCCGCCACCTGCCCGGTTGAGCCGCTTGGCCGTCAGGAGTGCCGCCCGTGCCGCCTTGTCCATCACTTGCTCGCCCCGTTACCAGCCTTGTTCTTCTGCGCCTGAATGGAGGCGGCGAGCTTCAGGACTTCCATCTGGTGATCCTTGTCCTGCATGGAGTGCTCGTGGTCCTGCGCCTCACGCAGGTGCATGTCTTCGATGCCCATCCTCATGCGCTCCATTTCGACCTCGGCCTGCCGGTCGGCGTCGCGGCTGTCGTCCTGCATCTTGGTGCGCTGCAGAGCCATGTCGGCTATCTTCAGCTTGTTCTGCTCGGACATTGCCTTCAGCTGCAGCTCCGGGCCCTTGTCCGGCGGCGGTGCAGCTGCGGCATCCGGTCGCATCAGGGCCTGCGCCTGTGCCTGCTTCAGCATGGTGTTGGCGTCGGCGTTCTGCTGCGCGATGTGGATGTCGGCCATGCCCTTCATGACCTCGGGCGGCGGGGTGGCTGCGGCATCGGCGGGCTTGAAGAACTGCTCCGGGTTGGAGAAGCCCAGCGCCATCAGGGCTGCACTGTCCACGGCCTTGCTGTCGTAGAGGTCCGGCGACTGACCCTGCAGCTGCTTCAGGGCCATGACCTTCATCACTCGCTGCAGGTGGCTGGCGGTGTTCGGATCAGCCTGCGGGACGAGGGTGTAGGTGTCCAGCGCCTTCTCGAACAGTGCCTGATCCCAAGGGGCAGCCGGAGCATCGTTTCTGTTCCAGAAACAATCGGGGTTCTCGCGGAAGCACTCGACGAGCATCGCCAGCTCTTCGGCCTGTGCCGTGTGCATCCGCTTGTGGATGGCGTTCAGGAGCTTCGACGCCTGCTCGATCATGGCAAGCGTCGAGCCCACCGGGGCGTCCTGCTTGCCCTCGCCAACCATCACCTCTGCCGTGCCGCCGATCCGGGCCCCGGTCTGGGCGATGTTGTCGGTCAGCTGCATCAGGGCCGTCGACGGCTCCTTGTAGGGCAGGTTCATGATGGCGTCTTGGATGCGGGCACCGCCGGTCTTCACCAGATGTGCGCCGCCGGGCGGGATGCGGAAGGTGGTGTTGGTCTGCCGTGCGCCCGTATCGGCCAGCAGGAAGCCGGGGAAGTTGGCGAACATGCCCGCGTCCAGCAGCTCACGCCACGCGGCGGTGACGGCGTTGGTGGTGTTGCCGAGGATGTGCAGCAGGCCGATGTCGTAGAAGCCGAGGCCGGGGATGTAGGTGTACTTCACGAACCTCTTGCGTGCCTCGGGCAGCTTGTCCGGGTCGGTCGGCTTGTTGTAGTTGCGGGTGATCGCCAGAATTTTGCGTGACGACACGTCGATGGTGACGATGTAGGGAATTTCCAGCCCGGACACCTTGCCCTTGTACTTGTGCTCGAAGCCCTCGATGTCGAGCTCGCAGTACACCTCGTAGAGCTCGCGGTTGCGGTCCTTCGGGTTGGTGCTGATGTCGGTCTTGCCCTGCTGTGCGTCCTTGGCTGCCGTCAGCGCGTCGGTCTCCGGCTCCGATGGGTCGTTCAGCTCGATGTCGCTGTATACGCCGAGGATTTGCATGCGCCTGACCGTCGACGGCTTGAGGCGCGTACGATGCGTGATGCGGGATGCGTTGCCCAGATCGGTCGCGGTGTTGTTGACGATCAGGTCATCGGCGTCGACGGTCTCGGAGACCGGGCGGCTGCGCAGCGGGCAGTTGTAGACCTTCTTGAACGTCGTACCACCGAAGCCCAGCAGCAGGAACATGCGGTCCGTGTCCGGGTAATACTCGGTGGCCACCGCCGTCAGGTAGTGGTTCATGTCCTTCTCGTAGGCGGTGGCCAGTTCGTCGAGACCCTCGCTGCCCCGGTTGCTGTCATCCCTGATCTTGGCCGGGCCGTCGGTCGGCAGCATCTCGGCGCGGGCGTTGGCCTGAAAGCGCAGGACGCCTTCGAGCAGCAGCGGGTGGCGCACCATCGACATCCCCTCGACCGGGGCGCTTTCGGACGAGGAGATGTTCGGTATCTCCAGCTTGAGGCCCAACAGCTTGATGCCAGCGGCCCTGTCCTCGATCCAGTCCTTGCGACTGCTCAGGTCGTCGGCCACACCCTGCAGCAGGTCATCGGCGATGCGGGACAGCTCGCTCTCGGAGATGTCGTCGACGAGGTTGGCGAACCACCGGCCCTTGTCGGCCTTCTTGCCTTCCGCCTCGGAGATCGGCTTGCCGTCGAGCGACACGGTGATGCTGCCGTCGGCGTGGTTGATCTTCAGCACTGCGCCGCTGTCGTCGTACTCTGGCACGTCCACCGGCTCGTCTGCATCCTGAACGACGACGTCCATGGGCTCGTGGCCCGGCTCCGTCTCGTCGTCCCGAGATTGATCAAGTCGGATGTTTGCGGGGGAGATGCCTGCGGACATATGGGCCAATCCTCTGAAGGGTTGCCGGGATGTTAGCAGACTAGTCGGCCTCTGCCAACTGGTGCGTCGTTAACACGTGGCGGAGCACATGTTAATGGTTTCGCGGTTTCATTAACTTATCGCAGGCCGTGCTCGCGCAGCGCCTTGGCGATCAGGATGAACAGGATGACCCCGGTGAGAAATTCCATGGTGTTGCCTCCTTGGCTACCTACCATATATGGGGTTTCAGCCCGTACTTGTCAAACCCCACCATACAGCGGCACCAGCCTGCCGCGCTTGTAGTCTCGGGCCTCTTCCTCCTCTGCGGCGACGATCTCCTCCTGATGGGTCAGCAGTCCGATGTCGCGCAGGTGGCGCAGGTTCATCGTCACGGTGTCGACGAGGTCATCGTTCTTGGCACGGGGGAAGGCAGCCATCTGGCGGATCACCATCTCTGCCCATGCCTTGTCGGGCGCGTAGACCAGTCCCTGCGAGAAGATGTTCTGGATCGAGTACACCCGGGCGGTCTTGTCCAGCGTCTTGGGGTCATACATCCGCACCGCGAAGTCCTCGTGCTCGAACAGGCGGCGGAGCTCCTGCGCCACCGAGTGACCGGCAGCCTTGTTCTCGATCAGCAGCACGTCGACCTTGAACTTGCGGCAGGTCTCGACCGTGCGCCGCACGAGGGCGTTGAGCTCCAGCCGCTCTGCCCATGCCGTCATCAGGATCGTCTTCGGCAGCGACGTGTCGGTAAGCGTCTCCGCGATGTCGCTTTCGAGCACCCGGCCATAGCGGTCGACCTGCCGCGTCGCCTTGCCGCCGCCCGACCCATCCCGCCAGAGACCCATGACGGTCAGCGCGCTCGGGTCGTTCTCGCTCTTCGTGGTGTATGCGCTGTCAAGTGAGGCGATGACGTACTCGACCGGCGGGAACTCCTTGCGGTCCCAGAGCTGCCACCAGATGTCCTTGATGATGCCGCCGCCGCGTGGCTCTGGCGATTGCTGCATCTGCCCGGCGAACGCGTACGGTCCGAGGTCGTTGCGGTACTGGTCGACGACGTGCTGCGGGAAGCGTTCGGGGAACAGCAGCTGGTCACGCTCCGTGCGCGGGTCAGACAGGCCCAGCTTGGTGACGCACTGTCGGTCAGGGTCGTAGAGCATGGGCAGGCATATGTGGTCGTAGCCCATCCCCAGAGACAGGATCGTGCCGCTGGTGTCCTCCTCGTGCAGCCGCTGCATGATCACGACGATGGCGCTGGTGTCCGGGTCGTTCATGCGGGTTGGAACGGCTTCGGTGAACCAGTCATGGGTGCTGGCCCTCACGGTGTCAGAGGCCGCATCCTCGACGCTGAGCGGGTCGTCGATGATGATGCGGTCACCCCGCGAACCGGTGATCGACCCTGCGGCGATGGCCTCCCTGAAGCCTGTGGCGGTGTTCTCGAACTTGGTCTTGGCGTTCTGGTCGCCGGTCAGCATCACCCGGTCGCCCCAATGCGCCTGATACCACTTCGACATGATCAGGCGGCGGCACCGGATGCTGTCGCGGATGGCGAGGTTCTGGCTGTGGCTGGCGCAGACGTAGCGCATCGACGGCTTGTTGCGCGGCCCCCACTCCCATGCGGGCCAGAACACCCCGGTGATCAGCGACTTCATGGTGCCCGGCGGCACATTGGCGAGCAGGCGACGATACAACTCCCCGTTGTCCAGCACGACACCGTCAGTGATGGCTGTGAGGTGCGCGCAGATGAAGTCGATGACCCAGCCGTGCTTGTACTGGCGCGACGGCTCGATCACCTTCCACGCCCGGCGGATGAAAGCTGTGAAGCTGCGTTCGCACAGGAGCTTCTCGGCTGCATCCCGCTCGGCCACGTAGTTGATCCCCGACGGCAGCGCGATGACATTGCTGCGGCGCAGCGCCTGTGTCTTGCTGCCAGCCCGCTGCTTCACCTCTTTGGGCGCGGGCTTGAGCTGAGGCTTGGGCGTCTTCTTGGGTGGCCTGCGCCCGGGTGCGGCATCATACAGGCTACTGGCCATCATCGCCCTTCGGTGCGGTCGTGGCGGCGTCCAGCGCGTTGGTCAGCGCCTCCAGCTGTTCGAGCGACAGGGAGCTGATGTCGAGCCGCGTTTCGAGCGGTCCGCCGTCTCTGCCGCTGACCTCAAGCTGCTTGCGGTCGTGCCAATCCTTCGAGTATTTGTTCTTCATCATGAACTGGAACTGGGCGGTATTGAACCCCTGCAACTCACCCTTCGTGCCCTGTTTTCCGATGAGCTCCCAGTCCTTCAGACCCTCCCTGAGAGCCTCCTCAAGGCCAGCTTTTGGAAAGTCATCTGGATAAGCCTTTGCATATCGCTCCACCGTATCCCAGTCTGCGTGCGGGAAACTCATCTTCGAATAACCCTCGCGCAGGTGCTGACATGCGGCGGCGTGCATCTCCCTGCGCCGCTCCGGCGTCTTCCAGAGCAGGTTGAAATCGTTCCCCGGCAGCAGGCTGGGCGTGGTCTTGCGCGGTGTCGCCATGTGGGCCTCCATATGCTGGCACGAAGATACATCATCCGCGCCCGAAGTCAAAACGGTGTAGTTGTGTAGTTTTGTTGTCGCAACCTACCTTTATATAGAGAGAAATAAATATTAGGTATCATACCCTGACCTATTCCTTGATCTTAGTCCTACTACAAAAGGTTACCATAATATGTTCACTACTCCACCTTTTGGAACTACACAGTTGATATTGTGAACAAAAACACGATGAACTTTGCCTCTCAAGACTTCATTATATGAACTTTCGGAACTCCACATTCAGCCGAAAACATCCTTACCGACGTAAAACGGCGGCGGGCACTTCATGCGCACCACGCCGTCGAACCTCACCACAAGTGGTGAACTACTCAAAATCACCCAAAATCAGTGTGAGGTTCAGTGCAGTAACACCACGGTTCGTCACGCCAAAACTCACCCCAAATGGTGCCTGTCTGAGCCTCGCCATCAGTTTTGTGCGCCCCGCCACGTTGTGTTTGATGCCGGTATTCTTGCAGTACATCGTGTAGCTGTCGTACATCTCCGCGACCGTCGGCATCTTCGACTTCACCACCTTCAGACCACCATCCACCAGCTGGCAGCAGTTGCGCCACCAATCGGTGACAGGATCGTCGATCTCCCGCTGTTCCTCGATCAGCTCCAGCGACGACGCCGGGTTGGTAAACCTGCCGCTCAGGATCACATCCGCATAGGCCTCAAGGGCCATTCGCATGATGCCCGGCAGCTCGGCCATCAGCTTCTTCGAGAGGTCGACATCACGCCGTTCATCCCGCTCGAAATTGGTCAGCATCGGCAGCACCAACTGGCGACGCGCCGTGGCCACGGACGTGTCCCGGGAGTGAGGCATGACGTTGACCGAGGCCCACACCGTGGCGAACGGGTGGAACGTGTACTGGCGGGCATACTTGGCTGCGGCGATCATCAGGTCACCCGACACCAACGCCTTCAGGCTCGCGTCTTTCGAGAAGTCATGCTCGCCCATCTCCGGAACCAGCATGACCAGCTTGCCTGCCAGCATGTCGACGTAGGACGCCTCGTCGAGCTTGGACAGCGGCACTGTGGTGACCGCTGCCCGACCGACCAGCTCCGTCACCAGACGCAGCACGACGCTCTTGCCGTTGGCCCCTGCGCCCTTCAGGATCACATACCGCTCGCGTTTGCTGGTGGGCATGAAGGAGTATCCGATCATCTCCATCAGGGCCTTCCGCTCGTCCGGCGTCCGCAGCACTTCATCCAAGAACTTCACCCACATCGGACACCGGGCTGCCGGGTCGTAACGCACCCCGCTGGAGAAGGTC